CATCGCCAGAGCCATCGCCAGAGCCATCGCCATAGCCATAGCCAGAGCCATCGCCAGAGCCATCGCCAGAGCCATCGCCATAGCCATAGCCATAGCCATAGCCATAGCCATAGCCAGAGCCATCGCCATAGAAGCCCCCCGGAAAGATGGACGAATCGCCGCGCAGAATCAGGCGTTCCATGGTGCCGATTCCCATTTCGCAACTGCCTCAGGCGAGACGGCTACAACGCCGGTGATATCTCTTACCTCGAAATCGGCGGCTGGCCCGATCTTGCAATTCTTGTTCGGCCCTTGGCTGGCAAGGCCCATAAAGCCACGCAAATCCGAAGACCAATAGACACAATTGCGGCATGCCCGCAATTTTATAATTGCGCCCGTTGTGTCGGTCGTGTACCCGAAAAAGATCCCTCGATGGGATGTGGTCACAATTACAGCGCGTTCCGCTGGATCTGCTTTTACTGCCGTCTTATTTTTCATGCGGTCGAACTCTCCTTTTTCTCGTCTACAAATATATCCCAAACGCTAGAGCCTTGTCAAGTAAAAACTTGTGTTCCAGGTGATTTTCTTGTAAGATTGGCGCATGGGCGATGCAACCGGCGCACCAATGCCAGGGTCGAAACACGCGAAGGTCCGGTATCTCTTGGCGCAGGGAGATGCTCAGGGCAACCCACTGCGAGCGGTGGACATCGCTCGTATCGTGGGAGCCACTCCGAAGTACGTCAATACGATTGCGCGGCGTTATCATGAGCATTTAACCGGGAAGACTTTGAAACAAGAAATCGCACGTCTGGATCAAGATGTAAAAGACCTTCGAGCACTCATACTCTATAAGCTGGACGCCGGCCGATATGGCGTCAAGGCTGAGCGGGCTCTGAAGCGGGCTTGAAGCCCACCGGCAGTGGTCTAATCTCGCTGGCTGTGCCGGTTCTTCCGTCCTCACTGAAACTCTCGACAGTGAGCGGGCCGATTCCCGTGAATCCCATCGTCTTCGCGCCGGTAGAGTCATAGCCCGCGACCGTTCGCCGAATCGCGGCCCATGTTGGCGCAATTACTCTGTAATGCCGGATGTTCCCGGCTGCAATGCCGTGACGCGGCCAATCTTTCCCAACAAACGCTCTGCGTCCTGGCTTTGTGGTGCAGCCTTGAAGTTTCAAAATCGCGGTAATCATACGCTCTCCTCTGTTTCTTTCAGCCATCGTGAAAGGCCATCGCGCAGCCTGCGGGCGTCCTGCTTGTTCAGGTGCAGCGCTGGAGGGTTTACCTCCGGAAGATTGCTGTAGGCCAACTCCGTAAACAGCCATACGCAAGGCCCCTCGAAAGCAATGCTTGAACTTTGCAGCCTGCTAACGCCATGCCAGCGCATTTTGAATTTCGCGTACTGCCGTAGGCCCCGGTCGCCGATAGGCTTGCTCATGAATCCTCCCGGTAAAACGCTCTGGCTTCCAGTTCATTCGCCAGATCAACAAATTCTCTGAAGTCTTGAAGGCCGGCAGAATCGCCGGCCTCCGGTAGTTCGCAAGACAAGCGCTGGAGCCTCACGGCATGGCGCGGGGGAAGTGAGGCGACTATGAAGGTCATGCCTTCACCCGCAGCCCATCAATCGCGGCCAAGATCGCTACAGCGAGATCCACCGGGACGCTTCGCATGTTCAGGTGTACCGAGTCGGCGCTCTCCATGTGGACATCCCCATAAGAGTTTGGCAGGTTGATACTAGCTCGCTGCTGATCGTGCCGGTAGTCTTGCTTGAGGCATTTTGCAGCCGCTACCCGCTGCCAGTTGGCAAGCTTGCGGGCTTCATAGCTATTGTGAGCGTCGATGCTGGCAAGGCACAGAGCGAAGATACGCCGATAGTTCGGCAGAAATCGCCGCTCTATGTCGCGGGCGATGGCCGGGTATCCCTTGGCATAGCTGACATTGATGCTCGGCGATTCCTCGCGGACATCTCGCGGGCTCACATATGGCATGTTGTCGCCGCCTTGCGGCCAGTGGCCGGATACATGGACCTTGCCACGGTTCGCGCCGCTCTGCATATTGAAGTCAATCATCATGCGCGGGTCGCTTGTGGAGACTAGTCGAAGGTGCTCGGCTCGATTAAAGTTGTTGGGGTCGTCTGAGTCTCGGCGCTCGTCCATGCGCCAGCCCACGCCGTTTTCCAGGTTCGCGGCGATGCCATTGTAGAGTGCCTCATAGGTGTCATATTTGACTTTGCGCTCTGCCCGTATTTTGATTTCCCACTCTGACAATTCTTGTATTTCAGGCATGTTTAGTACTCCTCTCCTAGCTCGTAACCGGGAATGTGGCGGACCTTCAACTGATAATTGTGCTTGCGAAGTTGGATCGCATAAGACACTACAAGCCGGTCGCCAGCCTCGGCGTGCTTTAGTGCTTTGTCCGCAGCCTGCATGATTTCATTGAAAATCGTTTGTACGTCGCAGGCATACCAGCCGTTGTAGCGCCTTACACCTTTGCGGTAGCCAATCCTAAGCCACCCGCGAACGGCGGAAAGAGTTGATGGGCTGTACTTCTCGCCGTTGTATTTCGATTCACGTAAAAGGCACTCAACAGCCTTTGTGATTTCGTCCTCGGCGTAATGCTCAAGCGGTTTCGTTGCGGGCGGATCGGGCAGGCTCATGTCTTCGTAGGTCACATGCCGTAAGACTTCTTGCAGGTCAGGAGCTATGTTATCGCCTGCTGTGCCGTTCGTGTGCCAGCCATCACGCACCCAGATTGACGCGCCCAAGGCTAACAATTCATCTTTGGGCGAGCCGTCACCATTCGGGAAATGCTCTAAAATATCGTGGGCCACGGCCATGCCCGAAAGCGGATCGAAATCGGGCTGACTCATCAGCCGCCAGCCTAAATTGCCGAACTCCTCATGCTCGGCACAACTGAATGTGTATCTCATGTACTCGGCCTCCTTAATGCCTTGCAAGAGGCTCTGGTCTCCACCTCCCCCGAGATTTGAGAACCAAAGCTCCTCACACGCCACTAAGGAATGGTCAAAGGCTGAGGGCCTTCGACCGTGGCAGTCTCGCCAATTTCAGCTTCGGAAAATCGTCGTGTGAAACTCCCGCCGATTCTCTCGGCCTCAATTCTTCGCTCGTTGCCATTCGAATCACAGCCGCGATCAATCGCGACATTGGAACGGTTCTTACGCGCATCGTAGGAGATAATTCGATACTCCTCTTGATCGAATCTGAATTTGTCGCCAGATTGCATTTTGTTCGCCGCTCCTTAAACGGCGTTTTGCTGTCTACAATTATATCCCACAATTCAACCACCTGTCAAGCGAAAACATTCGCCCCAGGTGATTTTCTTTTGGGGTCGGCATAGCCCGATTTGCCCGCTAGATCCATCCAGCGCCTTAGCAGCCTTAGCGCCTCGCTCCATTCCTGCTGTGTGCCCTCGCAAACACGCTTAGTCGCTGCGCGCCGAAAGGCCCTACATGTTTCTTCGGCCAGTTCATGACGTTTTGCAAGTCTCCGAAAATAAGCTAAGTCTGTGTCTTTCATGGCTGCACCGTTGCGGAAGACGTATCGCGTCGGTTGCTTCATAGCATCCCCCGCGTTTGGCGCTGCCGTTCCCATCGCTGCCAGCATCGACACCGCGCCCCAATGGGACAGGCGCAGCCGGGAAACTCATCACCTGAGAACACGAGCGCCGATTGCGCTAGGCGCTCTATGGCGTCCAGGTCCAAGACGCGCACGCTGCTACGTCTGGATTCAGACGTAGGCCGTTTGGGGGTTTTGTGGCCTAGGCTCATATCGGCAACCCCTTCGGCCCCACCGGATAATAACTCGCCCGGTCAGCCCATTTGCAACTAGCAAGAGTTAGCCAGGACGTAAAGCCTTGTGCCATTAGAATCTCGCCATTGACCACCCGCAAGCGTATGATGCTTGGGACAGCTCCAAAAGTAAGGCGAATAGCGATCTATCGCGATCCAACAAGCATAACTTTCCTTGGTTGTCAACGTTTACGTATTCGCCACCGGGGTTTTCTTCCCTGCTAACCGTGATGCGTCCTAGCCTGATGCCGTCTGTTCTAGTGACGGGTCCAGGGTTATCCCGCTCATGCGCCGCAACATCGTCTATTGGCGGAATGCCGGTATACCAGCGGCGCGGTACTTCTCCGAAAGTGAACCCGCAGCGGTCACAGATTGGCATTTATTTGCACCATCGACGCAAAAACTTGTTGAACCGATCCGCTCTGAACATCGGCAGTAACGGGCCTGGAAGCCTCACAGCTCGCGCAGACTAATTCCCCTTCGGCAGTCCACAGGAATGCTACATCAGCATCCCCACCGGGCCAGCTTGCCCAATCTTCCCTACGTGTGAGATCTGCATGCCCAATCGAGCCCGCGCATTTCGGACATAGGCCGATGGGATATCGGTCCAGACTATCGGTGATGTAGCGTTCGCCGGTCATAGCGGCCCCTCGATTAGATCGTCGCCGTTATTGCCGTGGTTGCTGTAGCACACTTTTGTACCGTCGTTTGTATTCCAGGTGCGTTCAACCGTCTTCGTTTTTAGCTGAATTACTCCACGGATGTAGCAACCATTCGAGCCCCACACCCAATAGGCGCTAGCGGTTTTGCCGTTGCGAGTCCGGTACATACCCCTGATAATTGGCAGTTTCATAGCCGCACCTGCCCGCAGTTGATTGCCTCGCACAGTTCGTCTATTTCGTCATTCGTCAAGGCTGCCGCACCTTCCTCGAAATGCTCGCAATCGCCAGCCGCACACCCTTCGATCCGGCCTTCACACTGGATCATGCGAAGGCCATGCAGGATTGTAGCGACTTCAGATAACGTAAGCTGACGCTGGGTATTGCGCGGGGGACGATCCGGTAGAAATCGGCGGTTAATCTTTGGCATCTAGCACCTCCCAGATGTTCTCATCGGTGATGTTGAAGGCGTCACACGAGCTATCGCAGGTGGAAGCTAGGCCGCTGATCTGACTTTCTTCTAGGTCATCGCCTAGGATCGTCTCAGCTTCGCGTAGGGCATCCCACATCATGACCATGTAGGAAATCGCCTCGCGTATGTGGATAGCCGCTTCTTTGCGGTCGGCTTCCGTGGGTACTGCTGTTACTTCCGTTTCATTCGGCATCTTTTATAGCGCCTCCAAAGCGCTGTTTGTAAATCGTTGAATGTGGGCATTCACCCACGCGACCGGGTTTGATAGCGCTTCATCCCATGAACGCGCCGCCCCGATGTATAAGTCTTGCTCTTGCATGTCCAGATACTCTCGAATATGCCGCTCCCACCGAGAGCCCCCACCGTGGTAACTATTCGGCCATGAACCATTAAACCCGTCCAACTCTCGCGCAAGTGAATAAGTCAAATGCCGGGCGAATCCTACAGCCGTGAGAGCATAGCAAGCAGTCGCCAAATCTAGCGGCTGAGAATTAACCTCGATCGCTTGGATGCACTGACCATCGCTTGAACCGTGCAATTCAGCCAGCAACACGAGTTTAACCGGCCTGATGGCTTGAAGCTTCATCACAAGAGCCAGAATCGCAACGCCTCTTTTGAGCATGGCTTCGGCATCAACAGAGGCGCTACACGTCGTAGAAACATAGACCGTAACCGGCGCATGGTCGTTTGAGACTTCGACGCGCCGCCGCATACAGTCAGGCAACCCCGCCAGCGCTTCAGGAACGATGGGGTATGCCCCGATAGGGCTAGCCGTCCATTCGCCCTGTGGTGTGTCTAGCTGCGCTTCCAGGGCATCGAATAAAAGCTGTGCTTGAGAGACGAGCGTATCGTCTCCAGATGTAGCCAGATCCAGCGCGGTTTGATAGCTAATTCCGCCGTACCAGGAAGACCCGGCGCTATCATGCCGATGGACCCGCGCGACGCCTTCACAGCGCCGCGCGAAATCCCCAAGAGAATCGAATCGGGCGATCACTTTGCACCGTCCTGAATCGACCGCCATTGATCGTCACTCATGGCTTTACGAACTGCCAGAATCTCAACTTGTGATTGAGCCATACCGGACGCCAGCAGCGCCGCTCCGTAGTAGCTCGCACGTGGGGATATGATGACCTTCAGGCCTTTAACTTTGGCGTTAGTTCTGAGCACTTGAACGCGCTGCACCCAGGCCGGATTACCAGCTGTCGCGAGCTCTAAACCCTCGTCAACCGTCCAAGCGATTTGTACAAAGCGGTCGAGAAACGCCGCATCTAACTTGAGCCGTCCGACATACTCTGAAGTTGCACCCATGCCCCACGTGTTAGCCGCAGCGATGCAAACAAAGTCTTTATGCCGCGCTACCATACCGTCTGGGAATGCCGCGTGCCCGTTTGCTAGCGCCGCATTGAAGGCCAACAGGGCGCCAGGAAGACTGGAATCTACTTCGTCAAAGAGAAAGACCCCGCCGTGCTCATAAGCTGTCCTGAATTGCGTATTCACAATGCGCCCTTGGGCATCAATGAACCCCATCAGCTTGTATTCGGTGTCGATAGATCCAGTGAAATAGAACGGTATACCGAGAGCCTCGGCAACCCGCTGCGCGGCCGTCGTTTTGCCAGATCCGGCCGGACCTGTTAGCCAGATATTGAGCCGAAAGCCGTCTGAGGTACGGGCATTACAGGCCCCAAGCAACAGTGGAAACAGTTCATGCTGTAGGCCCATATCCCGAATAGTCCCGGTTTGATGGTCTTGAAGTTCAACCCGATTGACTTTGGTTAGAACCATCCCACCCAGAGCCCGGTTGAGGATTGCTTCAACCTGTGCCTCATTCACAAGACCCTGTAGCTTCGACTCCAGGAACGGCAAGAGAGCCTCTGCGAAGGCCCCCAGAGGGTTAGAAGCATCGCCACGATTGACAGGAACCGCAGGAGTGATTTCTTGGGCTTCTGCCGCAGCTTCATGCAACGGCCCTTGATCGCGTGATGTCCGCTCATCCGCAGCCGCTTTAGCTTGTTGATTCGCATCGGGAACCGGGCATTCGATATGCCACACACAGCCCTTAACGTCCGGATTCCACTGGATCAATTGACCGCGCCGCACTTTACCGCCACGCTCACACGTCGGAGAGGCGCATTTGCCATCGAAACGGCTGGGGAAAGTCTTGAAAGGGCTAGCCATTGGCGGGAACCTCCTGTAAGAGAGCCCCGATGTACTCGCCGGTAACGCGGTACAAATGAGCTGTCCAGGTGGGATGATCGGCGAGCACTGCTAGCGCATGTTGGCGCGCAAAGCTGACATCACCAAAGGCATAGCCAACCCGCACGACGAACCGCCAGGAGCCATCCCCTAATCCCTCAGCCCCCACAGGTATGAGCCAGTCTTCAGTGGCCGGAATCGCATAAACCACCATCACGTCAGCCTGATAACCAGGAGTCGCCCGAAACTTGCGAATCCCGAAAACTTCTGTACTTACCACCATCGTTTAGCCCCCTCCCCAGAGGCTTACTACTCAATCCCAAATACCAGCTTTGCCAACGCCTCAGCATTGTTAAGCACGTTGTCACCATCTAAGATCAACTCTGCCAGGGTCTTTAACTGCTGAGCCTTATCAGCCCGCCACACCCGATTGCGCGCCGCATTACACCCCCTACAATCGCGGCTCCTATGCCGAGCTTCAATCGGACACCCAGCCACCGGACCAACCCACCTCGATCTATGTTGCTGCGCTCGTTTCACGCGAAACACTTTATACCACGTAGATAAGCCAAATGCAAGAGCCAATTACAGCCCTTAGGCGAATCATAGCCGTTTCACGGACTTATCGTCCGCAGAATCAGTAACCGCGAAGCTTCATCAAAGCGTGCTCTACTGAGCGGATATTCAGCTTGCGACGGTTGCCGGATGGTAGCGCCTTGATAAGAGTAATCGGCTCAACATTCCCGAATACTAATAGAACCCGACACAGGTCCGCCGCCGCTTTCGTCATCCATCCCTCGCCAAAGTTAGCCAATCCCGTTTGTCTCATTGGAGCCACACTCTGTAGCATCTGCGCTACGTCTCATTCTCGCCACACACACTGTAGTCATATTGACTACAGTCGTTATCTCCCGCCTTCCATCCTGCCCGCCAGCATCAAAGCAATAGGCGCGAGTGGTGAGAGTATATGGACGCGGATATATCCCGCAAGGTTACAGATTATTTGCGCTTTGTTGTGAGAGGTTTAGGAACGTATCGGCAGATGGTAACGCGGGGAAGCAACCGGAGGATGCCGCATGTTCGGCAGCATGAGACAGCGCCATGCATACCCAGGTGGAGAAGGACACGCGCCGCCCCCGACACAGATCAATCTTGGCCCGCAGTTCAGGGGGAATCCGGATAGATGTCGGTTTGACGCGAGGTGTCATAATGCTGACTATAAGGCGCGACGAGGGAAAAGGCAAGGCCCTGTCAGGATATTGACGGTTGGCCGGCTGGTTCTCGCCGAGCCGGGTTTCGCGCTCCAGGCGGTTTCCGCTTTGTCATCAGCGGATTTGCGGCCCGGCGCGACGGCAAACAGGTGGCACAGCGGGTAGGGCCTCTGCGGAGAGGTAGGTGGCGCAGGCGATTAGCGCCAATCCGCCTTGTTCCCAAAAAAACATAAAACTTGACCAGAGTCAAGATTAATACTAATATGATTACGATGACGATTATGAAGATACAGGGAATACCAACAGTTAAGCTGGACATCGCGATCAGGCTGACGGAAGAGGAGGCGGGGGCGCTAGGGGCCATGGCTGGGTACGGGGATGATGCTTTTATTAGAGTCTTTTACGAGCATTTGGGACGGGCTTACATGGAGAAGTACGAAGCCGGGTTGCGGAGTTTTCTGAAGACGGCGCGGGGATTGGATGCTTGGATCTTGCGGGCGGACAAGGCGCGGAAGGCGTTTGAGGAATGACCAAGGGGAAAGTTTGTAAGTGCTTGCGGTGTGGGAAGGTCTGGACGACAAGGAAAGAGGGGCGGCCGGATCAGTGTCCGAAGTGTAAGCAACCGGAGTGGGACCGGGAGGCGTGGGCTGAGAAAATAAAAATCGCGAAAGTGGATACAACGCCTTGACAAAGATCCGCACAACGGATATCCTGACTATGGATAGTATCCTTACAATGGACACAGGGACAAGGGTTTGCAAGTGTGGGCAATGCGGGTGGGAGTGGACATTAAGAGAGACAGGCGGGGATGGGCCGGAGAGGTGTCCGAAGGTGGGGTGTCGGAGTAAGAGGTGGCGCACAAAGAGAGCGGCTGCGTGTGAATCGGGGGGCGGCGTGGTGAAAATTCCGATCGGCAGCGCGGGATACGCCGTTACGCCGGAGCAGGGGAAGCCGGTAACGCGGGTTTCGGAAGTTGACCGAGGGGGCACGATAAGATCGGAGCCGGTGAATGACATCTAAGGCTTTCAAAGCCGGTCTTGAGAGTATGCTCGGGATGTGGGCTATACTATGCCTTGTGGCTCTGGCAGCGTACGTCTTTTATGTGGCAATAGCCGTTTGGGGAGTGAAAGTATTGCTGGTGCTGCTGGTCTTGGTGTCGGTAGTGAGCTTTGTAGGCGGGATGAGGGGCGGCAAGTGAGGCTGGAATTTGGGAAATCTAAAGGCCTGGAGACGGACGATCCAGATGTGCCGGTGACATATCTGGCGTGGTTAGAAGAACAGGCCTGGATCACGGATTCTTTGAGGCGGGAGCTACAATTTGAGATCAAGAGGCGGCGCGGGGATCGGCCTGGGGCGGGGAAAGTGGTGAAGGTGAGCCGAGTATGACGCCTTGGCAATTAAGGCTTGTGTGGCGGTTTATGTTCTGGGTGATGTATCGGCTAAACCGGCTTTCGAAACACTCAGATACACAAGACGGCGGGTGGAGGTTAGAGGGCGAGTTGTTGGACGAGATAAAAAGGGACCCGGAATGACGCCTGAAACCACCGGCCACCGCATCGTGCGGGAGTGGTGCGCTGATCCTGATGATCGGAGTGTAGCGGAAGCCCTCGCCGAGCGCATTGACGCCGCCCTTGCGGAGGCGCAGCGGGACACTGAGCGGCTGGATTGGCTGGACAAGCATCCAGTTGATATTGAATGGGACATTGCTGGATGGCGTACATCGAACTGTGTTGACTACCGAATTAGGCCCGCCATAGACGCCGCGCGGGCCAAGGCGGGAGAATCAACATGACGCGGCCATACTGGTTAGGGATAGGTTTTGTGATGGCATTTGTGCTGGTGTGTTATGGGTGGTACAGGCTGTGGCGGCGGCCATGAGGTTCGAATAGGCTGGCGAAGCACTGGGAATGGGACTGCCGCGTCCCATCCGTGCACGGCGTTTCTCCAGCCTATTGGGGGTTCAAAAGGTCCCACATCTTGATCCAGACGTGACTTTTATGAAAATCACAAAAGCAATCGATCCAAAATTCCACATTGAAGACGAAGATTCAGTTATCAGCATCGTGAAGACTTCCAACGGCGAACCAATCCCCGACGATGAGCCGAAGATGCTATTTCGCGCACGCGACCGGCACGCGCTGGAAACTCTGAGGTATTACCGGGCGATCTGCGCAGATGACGACTGCACCGATTTTCAAATGGCAGGAATCGAGAATCGCATGGCGGCATTCGAACAGTTTCGCCGTGAGCACTTTGAGCGCATGAAGCAACCGGGGATCACGCGCGGCCTATGAGACTCGCCTGCTTTCTCTTCGCGCTCTTACTTTTGTCTGGCTGTAAGTCGAACCGGCCTACGCCGCCAGATACGACTACTCATCCCGAGAACGTTCCCACGCTGACATCAGGTGGCGAGTCATCGGCCATCATCAAGATGGCAGAGAGCCTGAAGCCATGCCCAAATGAAGCAAGTTTGGCAGCGCTGAATGTGGTCTACCCAACGCTAGGGCATATTGATGCGACTTCGGCTAGCTCACTTACGGCGGCAGAGAAGTCTATTGCCTGCCTTCGTCCTTGGGCAGAAGCGCTTACTGATGAGTGTCAAAAAGAAGCCATGTTGGGCTGGTTGGAACACTATGAAGGCCAGATCAAATACGACCGTGATGCCCTGAAGTCCGGTACTGCTGAAAATGAGCAGGACAAGTGGGAGCGCGAGCGGCGGGAAACAGAGAGAAAAGTTCGCAATTATGAGCGCGCTCATCCGTTTCCGAAGATGCCTCAGTGTGAAAGCAAGTGAATTTTATGAAGTTCTTGACTGCTATTCTCTTCGCGCTGCAACTGGCGGCCTCGCCCTTGGAAGTGGGGCCTATCTCGCTAGTCGGCTACGGCACCATCACGAATCCAGATGGTAGCCCGCTCGGAGGGGAAGGCCTGGGCGGCCTAGGGTTTGTACTGCACGCTAGCGGCTCCCACGGCAGAGACACAGTGCAGATCGACACGCCCGACATTGAGCAATGGGGACCGGACACCGGCCAAGATTTTTACCTAGGCACGGCCGGTCCGTTGATCTTAGATTCTGGCGGCGGCTGTACGTTCTGGATGGCTATCCCGCCTGTTCCGATATGCAACGTTGTGATCGACGGTATCAGCGGGTTTGCCATGTTCAGTAGCATCGGCGGACCGCAAGGATTAGTCCAGGTCTACTCGCAGCCGGGGGGTGCGCTTCTAGCCGAGGCGCACATCGTCAACACGGCTATCCAGGTTACGGATGTGACGTACTTGCAGCATCTAAGCGGGTCGCCCTGCCCGACATGTCCACCTGGGTATGGATCGTTTACGGCGCAGTTTGCGGTGGTCGATCCGCCGACGAATGCGCCGGAGCCGGGAACGTTCTTTCTATTACTCGTGGTGGCCCTATTTGTTGGTAATTTGGATTGGATTGGGAGGCGACGATGAACGACGATAAAATCGAGGGCATGAGCCTCACCGACGAGGACATGCAAGAAGTCCGCGACATGATTAAAGCCTTGATAGCCGAGGACAAGGGCATGCTACTGGGTCAAGAATTGCGCGGCATTCGCGTTCAATTACTTGTGATTTCCTGCTTTCTCGCAGTGATTGCTGCGGTTATTCTGGGCCGGGGATTATTGTGGCGATGAAAACCACGCCCGAACAGCGGGAAGAAATCAAGGCCGTAGGGGAGAAGTTGTTTCCGCTCAATAGTGACATAGCGGGGTGCGCAAGGCTCGCGCCACTCCTCTGCGATGACATCGACACACTGATCGCCGAGAACGCCTGCACTCGCTGTAAGGGATCTGGCGAGAAAGAGTGCTACCGTGACGCTAGCGAGGATTGTGCAGCCTGCAAAGGAACAGGTAAGCGGACAGTGCAACTGATCGCCGAGTTCGATGAATACAAACGCTCAGTTGGGCAGCGCCAAGTCGATTCAGACACAGAACTTTCAGAATTGATCGTCGAGTGTGACGCGCTCAAGCATGAATTACTCTGCAAAGTAACGATGTGGAAACTGGATGTAGAGGAGCGGGACGCGCTCAGGAAGGCGCTGGAAAAGGCAAAAAATGGAGTGCAGATACTATTTCCATGCGTTGCACATCAAATAGCGATCGTGCAAGAAATACAGGCAATCATTGACGCCGCGCTCGCTGCTGGAATTGGAAAGTGTTCTGGTGGCGCTGGGTTTGGATCTTGCCGGGATGGTCGTGACAACGAACTTTGTGGGGTATGTGAACAGGCGATCGCCACTGGAACGGAGGGGAAGAATGGGTAAATCATTCAGCCGGGCAGATGCGGTGGCAAGCCATACAACACGCCCAAACTGGAAAGTCCGCGCCGAGAAAGCTGAAGCCGAACTATTGGAGGTCAAGGGCGTGCGAGATGGCTATCAAGAGGCGCATAGACTGACGAAAGCATTACTTGCGACCCAACAGGAGACCACCGCGCGGCTGGAGGGGATCGTGGACCACTACGAGGCCACAGAGCGCAGGCTGGTGGCGCGCATCGCCAAGTTCGAAGAAAAGCTGAAGCTGGCCAAGAGTCTGCTCTGGCGAGAAACAGATGAGGGGCCGATCACAATACTGGACGTTGAGTGATGAAGGTTGTTAGGATGTCTGCAAAAAGTTCTTGACAACCAATCCGTACTATGGAAAGATTTATGCAGGCGGAAACTGACAAGATGACAAAGCAACTACCGGAACCATATCCTCAGATTGTAGCGGTTGGCAAGGACGGCAAAGTGGCCGATATGCAAATACTGGAAGACCAGAATGTTGCGTTTGACCCAACTAAAGCCACGCTCGATCTCACCAAAGAGGAAAAACGCCGCACGACCGCTTTGCTACTGGCAATCCAGGCGTACGACAAACTAATCATTAAAGACGCCGAAATGTACAATGCGATCAGTCATGATCGCGAGCGTCATAACGGCCCTGTTATTCAACCGGCGACAATGCAGGCCATGGTTGAAGCCGCTATCGACTTCGATATGTTCATTTCTGGAGAATTGCAAAGCCGCTTGGCGAAGGCCGAAGTCAAGTCCGTTGAATCTGCCAACAAGGCGGAAAAGTAATATGGCTATCACCCTGAAAGTCGAATCATCGCGCCGCGCGACGTACCTGATTGCCCCCAAAGATCTAAAACCTAACCCGGAGTACAACGGGCGTTTTGTTCGCGCCACCCAAAAAGACAATGAAGACCTGTTGGCCAGTATCGTTGCCTACGGTCAGGACACTCCCATAAAGTTCAAATCCGATGGCGGGTGGCCTGTGATTGTTGACGGAAACCGCCGCTGGGAGATGGTCCAGGAAGGGATGAAGCGCGGCGTCTTGCCCAGCACGTTCCGGCTGGAGTGTGTTCCATTTGACGGTAATGAGCAGGAAGCATTTCTGGCCGCCGTTCGCGCCAATCGATTTCGGACTGGCAAGAATCCTGTAGATGATGCCCACAATATCGTAAAAATGGGCAGATTTGGCATGGATGACGAGCAAATTGCCAAAGAATTCGGCGAGGATGTCGCTTGGGTAAAAAAGACACGCGAACTGGTAGGACTCAGTAAGGAGGGCCGCGAAGCCTTGGTCGCTGGATCGCTGAAAGCTCCTGCGGCTCGCCGCCTAGCCAAGTTGTCTGCCGCTATCCAGCGCGAGAAACTAGCCAGCGGAAAACCGCTTACCGCCGCAAGTCTCCGCGATCCCAACGCGCCTAAGCGAGTCAGCGTTAAAACCCTGCGTGCGACTATCCAGACCGCCGCCGATGACACGACAGAGAATAAAGCCGTGCGGGCCTTCTGCGGCCGTCTCCTAGCGACCATTGATGGCAAGCAATACGACGCGGAGTCAGCGGCGTGACCTCTGCCTATCGGCGTTGCCATATCTGTGCCCACGAATGGACCGTCCGTAACGGAGGCACTGATCCGAAGCGTTGCCCGAAAACGGGATGCCGCAGTCCGTTCTGGAAAAACGGGTTGCCACGTCTGGATCAAGACGTGAAAAGGAAACGAAAGTGAGTGGGGAAGCTGCCGGGAGGGTAATCGCCAACGGGATCGTAGCCATCTTAGTAGCCGGATTATGCTATGGATCATTCCGGCTCTTCGAGGGGCGCTGGGCTAGCTGGCCTTGGCTTCTGTGGTGGCTTCTCACCTCTTTCATATTTAGCTCATTCATGGACTGGTGGAGAAAGAGACGGGCGAGAAGGGGAGAATAGAAAAGAAAGCCATGGCAAGCAAATCACTAGATGATCTCGATTCCAGATTCAGACCACTTGTGGACCAGTTACTATCCAACCTCTCTGACGCAGGCGTTAAGGTGGTTGTGATTGACACGCTGCGCACGCCTGTCGAGCAAGCCCAGAACATTGCTAACGGTGTAAGTTGGACACAGAACTCCAAGCACTTGCCGCAACCACCGGACGGTAAGTCTCTCGCGATTGACCTGTGTCCGACCGAGTACTTGACGATGAAGAACTGGAATCCGACCGGGCCGCTCTGGTGGCAGATCGCGCAGGCTGGCGTGGCGCTTGGGATGCGCAGCGGGATGGATTGGCATGACATCGGCTTGCCGCCAGTGGGAGAGACGCGGTCGTCCTTCGATCCTGGGCATTTAGAGATAGTGCTGTAATAGGGGTTCGAAATGACTATGGAAACAGTAATAGGATACGTTCTCGTCAGTAAAACTCATCAACATACATGGAAAAACTGCCCAGATTGTGCCATAAGGCAATGCCATCGACCGGACTTTCAAGAACTCGCCGGCATTCCCTTGTGCTCCCCAGAGCGCAGTGCTGTACTGAGCAAGCATTCGACGCAGGAGCACCATCAACTTAATAAGTTACAGAAAGCCTGGATTGAGAGGCATACCTTGGCAGTTCCCACTGGCGGCACACGCCTCGGGCCTCGCCATTACTTCTCCGATTGTCTAACGCTGACTAAGCGCGGCCCACGCAGGTCCGATGCGCGCATTGTGGCGATGAACGCTGAGGCGTTGGAGGCATTGGATCTGCCGCTTCGTAAGCAATGTGCGGCGCGGATGGCTCCCATTGAGGCGCTAATGACCCAAAATGACAAAGAGCTTGAGCGGTCGAAAGCGGAGAAGGTTGGCTAATGTCAGTGTCCTCCTTTTTCGGCACACTCTGGCGCGATGTCCAGGTAGGTGTTCGTCTACTGACTCCTTACGAGCCAGTGCTCTCAGCGCTGCCCGGTGGTCAGATCGCTGTCACGGTACTAAATGTCCTCACGGCGCTTGGCAAGGTCATTCCGACTTCGTCGGACGCGACCAAGGCGTCCCTGGCGGCGGCACTGACGATCGCCAACCATCCAACTGTGGACCCAAAAGCCCTGGAGGCGTCCATTCTGGAGCTACTGGGGTCATCTGCACCTATCGGCGGCGCTGGCGGTCCTGGGCTGCATGCAATCGCTACGGTCGAGCAGTTGGCCGCAACGGCTCCTGGTGACTCAAAGAAGCAGGCGGCGCTGAAAATAATGGGTGAGATGTCTACGGTCACGATTGACCCGACTGCGAGTGCAGATTCAGTAGACAAGTCGGTCAAGGCACTGAACGCAATCAGCGCCCTGGAAGCATCCCCGATACCTGCGGCGAAGACGTGAAATGGATCGCTATAGGTTCATCCTCGGCATAGTGCTAGTGGTGGGCTTGCTAGCTCTCGCGGCGATCTTTGCCCTTGGCCACGTAGAGGAGAAGAGTAGCTACGGGCTGACGAATGTGCTGATATTGATCTCGCCAGTTGCCAATGCGCTAGCGACTTGGGCGTTTCCGCCAAGGAAGAAAGAAGAGCCGGAAGACGAAAAACCGGCAGACACTAGCGGGAAGACTTCGCTAGAAAGGAGGTAAAAACAATGGTAGACCCTACCGATACATATCCAATCGGCGACCTGTGGGTTGATTTCACTTTGCTGTTCATTAGCATCTTTGGCTAAGTGATCGGCTAAGTAAGGGGGTAGGTTCTAGAAAAAACCTATCCCGCCAGCAGGGGAATGAATAAACATGGCCATCGTGTCCAGAGATTTGTGCGAAGCCGATTACAAAACCTGTTGCTCGCACTGTTTCCTGATATTGACTCAAGGGCTGTCAGCCGGTGAAGATGAAGAGGCAGTGAAGCAGCGTTACCGAAAGTGCTTGGCAACCTGTCAGCGCGCCAAGGAAATTTGCAGTGAAGAAGGAAAATAACAATGCCACTGAACGAAACTGAAGTACTTATCGCCGCACGAAACCACTATGTCTCGGAATCACTGCGGCTATCAAAACTGTCCGACGAACTGACGCTGCGTCTCAATGACGCGAGCGGCGGCGGCAAAGATGACGACATTCCGACGCGAAGTCGATCTGGCGAATGGACGCCCGAGCGCCGGCGTCGGCAAAGCTTAGCGCAAAAGAAGCGCTGGAGAAAGCTGAAAAGGAGCGATAAGTGAGGCAGCTGTCAGACCATATCGTCTCTGGAGATCAGGCCGTCCAGTTGGAGATTTCTGTAACTGACGAACCCGGCCAGGGCGGCGCGAATCACGCCTATCAGATCACTGGAATGGATCTAACCAAGAATCCTAGCGGCGTGACTGGAATGCCGCGCGGCGTGCTCGGGGTCGTATTTCAGAACGGCCCAATCAAGGAATTCGGCGTCAATGGTATCACGCAGGAAGCGCTGTTGGCGATCGTGATTGATCGGTTGCGGTCTTTCCAGGAAGGCGAGTTTCGCTGCCGCGAGAATGCCATCGCGCTGACTCACATAGAAGAAGCCCTTATGTGGCTCCAGCGGAGAACAGTCGCGCGAATCAAACGCGGCGTGGAAGGAACGAACGTAAAGTGAAGTTCCAGAAATGGTGTAAACTACTGCTATGAACATAGAACAAATCGCTCGCGTATGTCACGCCGCCAACTTGGCCTATTGTGAATCAATCGGAGATCACTCCCAGAAGTCATGGGAAGAGGCCGAACAATGGCAAAGAGACTCGGCCCTGAAAGGGGTGGAGTTCGCAATCGCGCACCCAAATGTCGGCCCGTTGGCGCAGCACGAGGCTTGGTCGCAACATAAGCTGCGCGAAGGCTGGAAGCTTGGCCCTATCAAAGATCCAGTCGCCAAGACTCACCCATGCTTGGTCGCGTTCGCCGACTTGCCGGCCGAGCAGAAAGCCAAAGACTTTTTGTTTCGGCATATCGTCAAGGCTTTCGTCGAGGCCGAGGCGGCGTGAGCTAGTAACATCTGGATCAAGACGTGAGCGTCATGCCTGAACCTCTAGAGCTTTATGTTGGCGCTGACGAGTTCAACTTTTATTGTCCGATTTGTGGCGACGGATGTAGCGCCCAAGGCTACAAGACAACACTCGTTGGATATTTGCCTACAGTAGAGGGCCATCTACATGACGACAATTGCCGGATATTCACGTTCCAGTGCCAGGGGAGCCACAGATTTTCCGTGCGTGTTCGGAATATTTGCGCCAGCGAGGGCTGCGAGTGGAAAGGCCGCATCGAATGCTTTTGTCATCCATCGGTTAAAGTCTATGAGTGAACTACTGTGCCCCCGCTGCGAGAAACCGCTCGGCCCTGAGCACGACGAGAAAGCCTGCGAGCGCAAGATGAGCCGGCGCTTCTTCTTTGGCGTGGCATTCGGCGGCTTGATGGCGGCGGTGGCGAAGCAAGCGCCGGTTGGACCGATCACACTGCCAGAATTATCTGCTTACATGGTCGAAGGTATCACGCCTGTTTGTGTCGATACTATCTTCCAAACAAGCCCGTTGTTCTTCAGGCTAAAAGACTCCGATTATCGGCACTTTTACTCTGGAGGGTGGATGGGCGTAAGGAGCCTGCTGAAGCCATGATCGTCCAATGCCCAAACTGCCAGACGTTGTTTGAAGACGAATACCGTCTCTGCTACTGCCCCCACGAGACCTTCGCGGCCAACGATGGTCGGAACAACTTCCAGCATCACCCTGAGGCTTATTTGAGCAAAGATGACCCTTCTAAGCGAAGCTGAATACAGGAAAGCTCTTGCAGCCGAGTATCGGCAACTAGGAAAGCCGCTGCCCACAGGCGACGATTTCTTCTTGGATGCCAGGATGCGTCAGCAGGGCCAGAGCATGGTTCTGAACTTCCCATGGGGACCGCAAAGATTTTATGTGGCGCAGTGATTTCATGGGTATGCCGCAGGCACCCAAAGCGTTCATTCATCACCGTCAGTCAGATAGGCGACTGATGCTATGCAGGGAAATGGCGGTGGGCATTCGCAAGTTGGCATGGCGAATCTCGAAAGCCCCCAAAGAAGCCTACGCCAATGGTTGGTATCTCGCGCATTTGTGGCCGGATGAAAAACTTGGATTGCGCTGGACCTACTCGCGCAATCCGTTTCGAGCGTCTTGGCATCCCACGACAGGCTGTATCCTACCGTCACGGATAGACTAAACCGGAGCGCCGTTTCTCGCCGAACGCGTTTGCCGCGCATTGCGCCCGCTAGCAGGGGGCACAAACGGCGGCGGGTCGGGATCATTAGGATCGGCGTTTGGATGGGGCTGGTTCTCCTGTGCTATCTCACTCAAAATTTGTGGGCCGTTGGTAAATCCAAGGGTACGGTAAAGCTGCTGGCGAGAAATTAAGCCTGACTGGGCAAGCGTAATTGCTACCATCTTCGCTTTATCGTGCGCTCCAGCGTGCAAGCTGCCTGGTTCTATTCCAAGGGCGAAGTTCTTAAAGAAATCAGGGCGTGTATGGTCTGGTCCAGGTATAGCAGAGTCCCAATTGCCGTTAAACGTCGCGGCGGTGATTCCCGCTTCACCCATGAGCGCCAACATTGTCTCGGGCGTGTAGAACTGCAAAAAGTTAGACATGGCCTGAACGCCGGCGTCCCGAAGAAATACCTCAGTCATGCGGCCTTCCAGGCGGAGTCCTGTCTGCATGGCATCGCGCATTTGATCGATCGTGTCGCCGCCAGGGACCTGTGCTTTCTTCATCAGGGCCTGGACATCGACATTGCCGGCGATCCGATCGTACTCTGGACCAAGAAACTCGATCAGCAATTGCGCAACGAACGGGGGTATAACTGGCGAATCCATAAATTTTACCGCATCTGCTGGATTCGTGTTTGCAGTGACCTTCAGCTTCATGCCTGGAATATCTGGGAAGAATTCCTTCCACGCAGCGCTGTGGATTGCGCCTTCTTTCGATACAGAAGTCGGGTTCAAAACACGCTTGATTAGGTCCAAAATGCCAGCAACTATCTCGTTTATGGCCTGATTTATGGGCATCAGGTCACGATACTTCGAAAGCCCCCAAAAGCTATAAAACACCGGGTTAAGGCGCAAGCACGGAAACGGATAGAGACCGTGCCAAAACGGCGAAGGCCCGTCGTAGACCACCCGCTTGCCCACGAATGTCATCAGTCGTTTACGGGGGTAGAGCGGCTTTCCGGGAGAGACCTCGTACCACCAGTTATGGGCGTCAATGTTAAGATAGGGATCTCGAACAATGACACTATTGAGGGAATTGTTCTCAGTTGGATCGTCAATCCAGTACTCTTCGCACTCCAGGCTGTTGAACATCGTCCCCATGGGGCCGGGTTGCACGGAAGCACTGCGAACGCCGCGACTCAGACTGAGCTGCAAGCCTGGATTAAGCGCGTTCCAGGTGTACTGGTCGATGTGCGCCGGCCTCAGGTACGTCGAGTCGCCGGCCGAGAGCCCGAAGACGGGAGCCTGATCGGCTTCCTGTTCGATATAGGCTGCGCACAGGGGGAACTGGCGCTTCAGCTTGATCGGGTCTTTCCACGTGCGGTAGAGGACCGCAGAAGAGCCCTGGATGCTGAAATCTGGATTGATAGGCAAGACTTGATCTGGCCCACATGGCAGAATCCGAGTGATGCCCGGTTTCGCAGCGCCCATTTTCCAAAACGCCGTACCGTAGGCTTTACAGATATCCGCCGCCGTCACCAGTGTCAAATCGATGTTGTTCCGAACCCACTCATGGTGGATCAGAAAGTCCAGCGTCTTGGCGATGTCCTGGTAGGCGTCAACGGAAGTCGTGATATCGATCGTCGGGCGGGCATCAGTCAACTGCGCCAGATCGTCGTAGCGGGTCTTTGCTACGCGGTTATCGACGAAGTGCGATTTATACCTCGGTCGGCGCACGCCGCCGATGCCTGGAGACCAGTGATGCCCCTGAAGAGCCTCGATGTACTTTCCGACCCGGCTCATCTCGGCATTAAGCCGCTGCATGTGCTCGGCCTTCTCGCGCATAGCTACGCGATATTCCGAACATTTTTGGTCGTACCGGTCAGAAAAATCGGCGGTGCCGGATTTTTCGCGATAGACAGGGCCGCGTGGAGCGTATTCCAAGAAAGTCTCCGAGTTACGTCTTGATCAAGATGTTGGCAGGGCCTAGTAACTCGCGATGTAAACGCAGCGCCAATTCGCCGTGTGTATCTGGAAGAGAGCGTGGGTCGAAAAAGTTTGCCTTCATGTAACGCTCAGGGGCGAGCCAGAACTGGCAGCGTGGAGAAAGCGAGTTCCAGGCATTGAAGACCTGATCGCCGGTAGCCTGCCCTATGCCCTCTTTGCTACCCACATTGTGGAGTAGCTGCAAGAGTGACTCAAGACTGATTCGGCGGTAGGGCTCCATAGCTTCGAGGCCGGCCGCGCGAGTCGGCGCGCTGAGGTAGATCTCGGATGTTGGCTGAGGCCAATGCCATGACAAGTTGATTTGATCCCCAAGGTTCATTACCCCAAAGCTTCCAGGCGTCGATACGTAGACGACAGAGCGACTATTGAAGAGCAGCTGATTGTCAATGGGAAACGCAGCCCACTGTCCGGCGATGTCGATTGTCTGAAGCTGTTCCTTCCAACCAGTCCACATCACGAGCCAGTTCCCAAACTGAATCTTGACGCCGCCTTTGGTCTGATCCATGATCCGATCAATCATGCCATTCCAGGACCCAAGATTGGGGATGCCGATTCCCTCGCGCTGTTGCAACTTTGGAGCGAACTTGGCGAATGCCAATCCAGGCAGAGCCAAAAGGCCAGTTACGAATTTGCGTCTATTGAACATTTGCTGTCGTGCTCCTTAAAATTCCCATGTAGCGGTCAAAGCGCGTCCGCGTCTTACGCACAGCCGTCGCATATTCCCCATTCTGCTCATCGGTCACAGCGAACTTTCCGTCCGGATCTCGGGGTAGATGCTGGACATAAAACTTTATGCCGCCTTCCATGGCATTCCTTACTCCAGGCTGGCTGACGTAGATTTTGTAGCTCTTGTCGCTCGGTTCGATGTCCACAACCGACCGATAGGTAGCATCTTCCGGTGCGTTCGCGCTGGCTTTGACGAGTGCCAAAAAATCATCAGGATGGAGCGAGCCGCAATAGCTGCAAACCCGATTGCCGTTGGACTTGAATTTCTGCCAGTGATCTGGTCCTGGAAAAGTATGAGCCACGAGCGACTCTGCGCGTCGGCCACACGTCATCGGCTCGGGTAATTCATCGACAAGTGCGCTGAACTCCGGTTCTTCTTCGATGATACCGCCGCATCCAGGGGTCTTGCATGGCTCACCTAGGACATCGCCTGTTCGGCCACAGAGGCATTTCTGGCAGTGTAGGCTCATAGCGCTTTCGCCTCTGCTCTTTCCAACTGCTTCTTGAAGTAGGCGTCGTCCTTGTCTACGAAATAGATCTCGTTGCCCTCAGGACTCTTCAGGTAAAAGGCAAAGCGCGGATCGCCGCTGGCTCTCACAGAAAAGCGGTTCACTGGCCCAAGCCTTTCCCAGATGTAAACCCACATCTCTCGCGGCAGTTCTATGGATTGGTTGCAGGCCATCACCAGCACCCCGGCAAAGACCGACTAGAAAAAGTCTGACCATCTTTCGACATTTCCATCGCCCCTAACTCTGATGGGTCATAAAGCCCCTCGGCTTTGCAGTATTCGCGTTGCTCTTGAGTCGTTCGGAGGAAGCGGCGGATAGGCTTCTCGGGAGTTCCTCCAAAGCTGCGCTTGCAGGCTACCCAGTGGCCGCCGGCCTTCTGATCGGCGTTCCAAGTTTCCTTGGTCTTGTCGCCATAATCCGAAAGGCTCTTCGTCCAGATAGCGGCGAATCGGCTGATCATCCTCTGCGTTTCCCCGCCGCACTCGCACGCTGGGTCTGGATTCTCACGGCGATGCAGATAGGCCTCGAAGCGAACGCCACAAGATTTGCACTGGTAGTCGAAGAGCGGCACGTTACGCCGCCTTTCCTTTGTCGATCGCCGCGACCTTTGGTTGAGCCGCTTCGAGAACCGCCAGCCGTTCGAGCGCCGCAGCTATATCTGCGCCGTTGAAATCGAACTTGCCTGTCACTCGCTTGGCGATTTCCACATGGGCTTCGTCCATCGGAATCAACCGGCCCATTGCCGGCGTGAACTCGTAGCACCAGCCGTTGCTGAGAACCTGATTGACGACGGCGTTCAGAAGCTGTTCTGTGTCGGTTCCCATCCACTCGGCCGTTTCTTTCAACTGGCCTATAACGGTGGGATCGATGCCAACAGTCAACGAGTACTGCCCTTGCTCGCGCTTCAGAGCGATCTCGACGGCTTTGACAACATCTTTGGAACCCTGGAACCGCTGGTTCTTGTTCAGGCCGGCCAGATAGTCCACGTCTTCGGGCTCGATCATCAAGCCGCCACGCACTTGCCTGGAGAAAAACCATTTAGTGAACGAAGCCAGCTTGTCAGCGGGTGGGCGATCCGTGGCAGAGCGCTTCAGGTATTCGTATTCCTGAGCATTCAGGGGGACCGTTATGGAAACTAGAACGTCGCGTGGTGGATCTTTTTGCATCGTGTCGTAATTCTACACGATAGAAAACAAAAGTTCAAGTGGTAGTTTAAGCGGGAGCGCCCTCGTTCCTGAGAACGCCCCCTAGTATGGTTTTCGAGACCATTGTTGCGGCTTTACTGCGGCATTTACCAGTCCCACGGTTAGTGAGCTTAATCTAGGCGGCTTACCGTTTGCCCACGGCCCCAGATTTATTATGGGGGGCCGACCTGCATCGAACAGGCAACTCCTATTTGTGGTAACCATGCACTGTAAACGTCCTTCGCCGCGTGTGAGCCTATCGGGTGAAAGCCTGAGCATGTTAATCAGCTTTAGCATCAGCCGTAAGCCTGGATCGACCGGCTTGCGCCGGCCTACCCGAGTCGTCAGGGAAGTTTTGCGTCGAACACGTAGCTCAACAGCGTCTTCCCAATCTTGTAGGAAGCCGGATCAATCTCGGCTTCGTTAGCCCGCGCCCGCGCTTTCTTGATAGCCCTTGCCAGCGCCTCTACGCGGTCTATCATGTCGCCCTTTTGCGCCGTCGTCAGCATTCCAGACCACTCGCGGGTCTTGACGTTGCCAGTCGGAACATCTTTCGAAACAAGCTGGACCTGTGCCGGATGCTTATCGGTTGCCGGTGCCAGCGTCAATGGTTCCTGGATCTTAGCGGTACGTACGCGAACGGAATCGCGCGCCACGTAGATGTTAGCGCCACGAGAGGCATCCGGCTGGAATCCCTTGGCCGGATCTAGCGTCGGAATAGCGCCAACGAACTCGCGGACTTCGGCGGCGCGCTTCTCCAGTTCCAGCAGAGAAGTTGCCGGCATCGACTTCAGGAGAATCTCACCGGTTTCCAGGACGACATCGGCCCGCGCAGACGTGTTGGCTTCAGCCACCTGATAAGACACGTCAATGGATCGAGCCAGATGGTCGCTAATCCAGGCCAGTTCCTTTGCAACTGTGGTTTGCAAATCGAGCTGCTCTTCGGTAGACGGAGGCGGTGCGCCGTCGCCGATAGGCTCGAATGTAACGATGCGCTCGGTGAAGTGGTTCTTCTTTTTGTCAAACGTGTTCATCAGGTCGGCTCTGGTAGATTCGGCCTGTTTCTTCATATTGCTGTCAACGGCAAGCAATTCGTGCAATTTGGACATAGCGGTAATCCTCTCTTGTGCGGTTTAGCTTTAAATAGTGGTGGAGCTACTCAGGTTTCCCTTTTCGCCCCAAAGTGACATTAATAAGTGTACGCACAAAGTAGCCGTGTGTCAAGCGCAAGTTTACGTCTGGATCAAGATGTTGGTAAGGGCGGCGAGAATTGAACTCGCATTAAAAGATTGAAAATCTCTCTTCCTACCGTTAGAAGACGCCCTCACAAAATTGGTGGACTGTGCGGCGCTCGAATCCGCGTCTTCTGGGCTTCAACCAGACGCTACACCATCTCAGCTAACAGTCCATGGCTCCGGGGCTAGGATTTGAACCTAGATTCGCGACTTCAAAGGCCGCTCGCCTGCCAGTTGACGGACCCCGGAGTAGGGGATTATTCTTGGCGCTGTGGACGATTGTTGGCCCTTAGTGCGTTGTCTCCATTGGCGAACTCGTTCAACGGCTTCCCGTATGCATATATCACATCGGCAACCGTTTCTGTATTCAGTTGCTCCGTGCTCGGGCCGTTTCTCCCGATATTGGCGGGCAGTCTCCTTCTTGTGGCAAGGCGAACAGAGAACATCACACTTGGAAAGCTCTACAATACGTTTGCTTGCCGTCCAGGACCAAACGCGGTTGGAGATCTTATCGGCCTGATTACGATGATGAATCTCTAGGTCATCAGTACTTCCGCAGTCCCGACATGGTCCGTTCGCTGCAAACCATTCGGCTCTACGTTTGGCCATCCATTCGCGTTGGGCTGCGAGTTGTCGATCTTTATCTCGATACGGCATAATGAAATTGGCTCCCTCGCGAAGGCTTGAACTCCGATCTCCTCATCCAGAGTGAGGCGTCCTGCCAAATTGAACGACAAGGGAATATAATCATCGTTTTACCTTTCTCGCAATAGCCCCAGCTTTCAACAGATCCTGCGTTGACCTTCCGGCATGGACCAGAAGGTTCTTCCACCACTGGCTGGAAAACGCCTTGCACGCCCACACATAAGCAAAGCATTCACCACGGTAGAAGTATCCCATGCCGATATTGCACGGTTCAACTGTTACGCGATCTGTGATCAGCTTCGGTTGCATAACTTTTTGGCAGGAGCGCGAGGATTCGAACCCCGAATCGCGGTTTTGGAGGCCGCTAGCCTCACCATCGGCAACGCTCCTGCATTTTTACATCTTGATCCAGACGTTGGTAGGCGCGGGCAGACTCGAACTGCCATTCTCGATTTAGAAGACCGAGGCCTTATCCTCTTAGACGACGCGCCCACTACACGAAGAGATACTTGTCCCATACCACAGAATCTCCGGCCATAAGCCTATGCTTCGCGTGAATTCCAATCCTGCTTGGCTGCTTCAACAGCGGCATCCCAGCTTCGGCCGGTGTGCGTTGCGACTTGCGATTGTTGCACTCAAAGCAAGCCGCGACCAGATTCTCCCATGTCGATCCGCCGCCGCGCGATCGCGGAATCACATGATCCATCGTTAATTCGCCAACCGGGAACTTCTGGCCGCAGTACTGACAGGTGCTCAGGTCCCTCAGGATAATGCCTTTTCGAGAGACGCTTCGGTTTATCCGTGGCACACGCCGGTACCGGATTAGCCGGATCACATTCGGAAGCGGAATCGTTATCTTCGAAGTCCTAACGACGTGCGCCGACACTTCTTCCACGACGGCCTTCCCGCCGAACACGAGTGTCAGCGCCCGCTTCGCGGAGATAATCGCGACCGGTTCATACGCCGCATTCAGTTGCAAGACTAGCCTGTTCAGGACGGGCACGTTCAGTGGCATAAAGTGGTGGGACCTCGGAGATTCGAACTCCGCTTTGTCTGATTAAAAGTCAGGTGGCGCGCCATCTCGCCCTAGATCCCATAACTTTGGTAGCCCGTGAAGTAATCGAAACCTCGTCAGATGGATGTAAGCCATCGGTTCTACCATTGAACTAACGGGCTAAAACTTGGTGGTCGTGCTGAGATTCGAACTCAGCCAGTACCCCGATCTAGGGATTATCGCGTTTATAAGACGCGCCATGCACCATACATCTCACGACCAAACTTGGCTCCCAGCCAGGGAATCGAACCCCGATCATTCGGTTAACAGCCGAACGCTCTTCCCTTGAGCTAGCCGGGAATAAATCTTGGTGGGTCCACAGAGAATCGAACTCTGTTCTGTCGGTTAAGAGCCGACTGCTTCACCTGAAAAGCTTTGGACCCGGCGTCCACAGCCGGATTCGAACCGGCGTATCTCCTGATTGAGGGTCAGGCCGCTTAAGCCTCTTGCGTATGTGGACATAAACTTGGCGAGGATGACGGGACTCGAACCCGCTGATTTCCGGCGTGACGGGCCGGCGACTCGACCGCTTCGTCTTCATCCCCTTGGTCTGCCTCTCCGGACTCAAACCGGAATCTCAACTTTAGGAGAGTTGCGCCCGATTCTGTTGGACCAAAGGCAGAAAAACTATAGTCAGCCTCTCGGGGTTCGAACCCGACTCTCAGGCTTCGGAGGCCTGCGCCTTTTCCTAATAGACCAAAGGCTGATGGAAGCCCGCTTGGGACTCGAACCCAAATTTCAACTTTCGTAGAGTTGCGTCGTGATCCATTGGACCAACGGGCCATAAAGCTTGGGGTGCCCGGAGTGAATCGAACACTCGTAGGACTGGTTCACAGCCAGCCGCCTGAAGCCACTCGGCTACGGACACCATACGTCTCGATCAAGACGTGAAAAGTGGTGGATGACCGGGGAGTCGAACCCCGACTTGATGGTTGCAGGCCATCAGTGCTCCCGTTATCACTAGTCACCCATGGTTGCGGGCTTCGGAATTGAACCGAACCGCGCGTAGGCTTATGAGACCTCGCTCGCACCTTGCGTGCCCGCTAGAAACGTTTTGGTCCCGATCGATTGAGTCGAACAATCGTCACACGCTCATCAGGCGTGGGTTCTGAGCCGTTGAACTAGATCGGGATGGATCTGGGCAGGCGACTTGAACGCCTCTATCAGCCTTACCAAAGCTGCGGATCGCCATCTATCCTTGCCCAGAATGGAGCCGAGCGCCGGAGTTGAACCGGCTTATCATGGGTACAAGCCACGCGCATCGCCGTCAATGCTTGCTCGACTGGATCTCCGCTTCGGAGTTGAACCGAATTCCCAGGCTTACGAAACCTGTGCATCGCCGGCAATGCTTGCAGAGAATGACGGGCCGACAAAAATTAGAGAGAGAACCGGTCAAATTAGAAGTTTGATGTACTCCCTCAGAGCATTCGGCCCATTGGAAAAATGGAGCGGGTGGCCGGTAACGATCCGGCGTCTTCAGTTTGGAAGACTGAGGCCCTTCCATTGGACGACACCCGCGTTTGAAGCTATTCCGATGTCAAAGAACTAGACTTTGGTCGGGGACTCACTTATACTAACACCTATGACTGAATCCCGCAAGCTTTATATGCGAACTTACGCTCGCGTCTGGGTAGCTAACCGGCGTAAACAATTCTTTGCCGGTAAATCATGCGTACGATGTGGCAGTGTCGAGCGCCTGGAGCTTGACCATATCGACCCTGCCCTAAAAGTAGCCAGTTCAATCTGGACATGGGCTCTAACAAAGCGTCTCGATGAAATCAAAAAGTGCCAAATTCTTTGCCATGAGTGCCACAAGCAAAAAAGTATTTTGTACTGCAAAGAATTGATGACCGGAAAGCCAAATTTAGCTTGTCGAAAACTGGACAATTCAACCGTATCCGAAATCCGCGACAAGCTCGCGGCTGGAATTCCCGAGCGTGCAATCGCCGCCGAATATAAAATTGGAAAAACCACTGTTCACACCATCAAAACCAATGAACTCTACCAACAGCCATCGCCAGAAAAAGTGGTCGGGGTAGCAGGCACCGACCCTGCGGCCTCTCGGTCCCAGGCCGAGCGCTCTTCCAGACTGAGCTATACCCCGTAAAAACAAAAAGGCCGGAATCTTTCGATCCCGGCCTGAAAAACCAAACAGATTCTCAGGCGGGATTCATGGACCTTCCTGCGCGGTCGGCATGACCGTATCGATGGCCCATGTATTTCTACCGTGTTGGAATCCGCGTATCATGTCAGAAATAATTGTATGCTTTTACTCATCTGCTGTCAAGCGGAAAAAGTGGTGGGCCGGGTGGGATTTGAACCCACAATGAATAACGTCTTTTGAGGACGCCGAGTTTGCCAATTCCTCTACCGGCCTAAAAAGTTGGTGGGCATCGCTGGATTCGAACCAGCACTCCCGCGAGGGGAACTCTGTTTTACAGACAGGCGCGGCTAACCGTATCCGCCTGATGCCCATGGAGTACGCGGGGAGAATCGAACTCCCGTATGATGCGATCTGCAATCGCACGCCTTACCGTCTTGGCTACGCGTACATGGCGGAAGGGAGGAGATTCGAACTCCTATGTCCGAGGACGCCAGTTTTCGAGACTGGTGGGCTACCAGCTTGCCCATCCCTTCCATACAAAATGGTACCCGGCCCGAGATTCGAACTCGGAGAAGTCCTGATCCTAAGTCAGGCGGTTTGCCAATTTTCCTAGCCGGGCATGTCAAAGATCAAAATAACTTTGGCGGAAAGGGTGGAATTCGAATCCACAAGCGTGTTACCGCTATCGCTTAGCAGGCGATTGGGCTCACCACAATGCCCAGCCCTTCCAAAACTTTACAGGGAATAAGATAACGATGAGTGCAAGAGGTACGAACTACAGAGGAGCAACGGGATAGAGGATAGCTTAAAGCGGTCCATATTCAGATTCTAACATAGCTGCGTTTGAGAAGTCAACATCTTGATCCGGACGTAACTCATAGCATATCGTAATCGGGTGGTTCCTGCGGCGGCTCGGCTTCGACTTGCATCAGGTCAAGCTGCGGATCTTCTTTCAGTGGCGCGATATAGTTGGCGTTCTTCGTTCCCGTGATCTGAAGTGATCGGCATCGTGGACAGTTGCCTGTACCTTGAAGGCTATTCGCCGGCCAGCGTGTATTGCAGGCCAAGCACTGCATGTGCCACAGGGCGTTCTCCAGGCTCAATTCGGCACGCATTACGACATATCCTAGGTTCTCATCGTAGTCGCCTTTATGGGCCACGAAGAGCCCAATGGCCGTTGCCATCAATTCGTCATCACTGAAGCCTTTCGCGGCCGAATACGTTCCGCGACCGCCGCCCTTCAGGCTGTCATGGCGCTTGAAGGTCTTCATCTCTTCGGCCAGATTGCGAGAGTGAATGATTAATTGCTTATACTCCAGCCAGCGGTACATCGTGTCGTAAAGCGCGCCCTTGCTCTTCTCCGTTGTCTCCCAGCCAAGCTTGTTAGAGATGTTGCCAGATGCCAGCGTTGATCGATAGCAATTCGGGTACAGATACGTGTTCTGGACTGCATTGGCAACAGTATCGTAGCGGTTACTCTCGACGGCAATCAGAGCTGTGTTATACCAATAGCCCAGCCAAATCACGATTTCGGCAAGGCCTAGCCGGTCAATCGAATTGCTCCGAAAGACAGCGACTTGCTCATCTGGCTCATGGATATTGTCTACCCTGAGAACAGACGCGACACTGTAGTTGTTATCGCCGCCGAGGCCTTCTGAGACGTCCACGCCAATGACGTACCTAGCACCACGTTGCGGCCAGCGGTAAACTGCAATCGGCGACTTATCGAACTGGTGATTCGCATCACAATCTGGCTGAAAGCATGCGTACCAGAACTCGCCAGGGATCGCAGCTTGGCGCTTCTTAACCATGCAGCAACCATGGAAGCGAATGGCCTTGTCGATCATCCCCATAGTCGGCTCTTCGATGTGTTTGTGAGCCCAGTTCTGAGCCTGATCACTGAAAGTCTTGTGACCGCTAGCCACGAAAGCGGCCTCGGCCGTGCAACATTGTTCCTGTTGCAAAGCCTTTTGCGACTCCAAATCGTCCTGAGTATTCTTGCGCTGATGCGCCATCCACGCCAGGAATTCATCGCTAACAATGTGCGTGTCTAAGAGGCCAGTCTTGCAGGTTGGGCATTGTTCCGTCTCGCGATCACGCCCACAGAAGTACCGTTCATGATACTGGCGACACTCTTGGTTGTTACACCGGAGCCAGTCTTTAGCAGCCCGTTCGCGCAATTCTATTTCTGCCTGATCAGGAGTCCAGCCTTCTTGTACCGGCAAACGGTGGCCCATGTCGAAGAACGATGGTAGGAAGACGGGAACCCACTGGGCATCTTCGCCTAGATTGACATTCTTGATCCAAAGCTTGTGAGCGAAAGTTCCGGCTCCTTTGGCCGTTCCTTCCAGGAATGCAAAAGTCTCTGCATTGTCGGCGAGCGCGTTGCCAAGATCCTCTTCAATAATCTCGCGCGCTTTCCTGGGATCGTACGATGGATACTCTGAGCAGTGGCAGCAATTTACGGAATATCCCTGTCCGATGCCGCTCAGTTTGGTAGCATAATTAACGACGATTTGGCTATTAAGGCCGGGGTTTTGTTCGCGCTCACTCTCCTCTGGATTTTGAAATAATAGGCCGTCCTTGTATTCTCGCGAGGCGATCATGGGCTTCAGCCACCACGGAATTCTATCGTAGATATACTGCATTATGCCGAATAACTTTGCGGCTCTTTCTGCGGTGTCAGCAATCACAAAGGCCATAACGTTGTTGAAGAACATCGTGCGCCAAGCGATCAGGGCCTCGATGACTGTGCTACAGCCGAGCTGGCGACTCTTGATTATCTGGAGGCGTTGGGCAACTCCGCGTAGCTTCAGGCGTAGCCAGTATTCTAAAATTAGCTCCTGGGCTTCCCAGAGGGAAAACAGTTTGTCACCGCGATCTTTGGTCGTGATCCAAAAGAAATTGCGAGCCGCGAACTGAAACTCTCCCCGACAGCGGCCTAGAATTTTTCCGATTTCGCCTACATCCGACTTATCGAGCATAGCCCAGCGCTCGGGGATCTTCTTGATCTTGAGTAGTGCCGGTTGGTTCAGGTGGTCGATGAATTCGGAGACGCCAGGGTCGCGCTGCCATGTTTGGCGCGGAAGCCTGATCGCCGGCATGACCAACGGAGGGGTAGCCTTCGGAGTGCCGACTATTGGGATTGGCGTGTAATCCGCCAAGGCTCAGACCTCCTCGGCGTCTATGATCTGTGAGGCTGTTCGAATAGGTGTCGGTTCCGGCAAGGCTCGGTTCAGTCGATCACGTTCTTCGAAGTCTCGAATGATGGCTTCGGTGCCACGCGGCTTATAGCCCTGCTCGGCCTTGATGTTTACAGTCTGGTTGAAAACGCTGGTAGCGCCGGGACCACGATCGCCATAGAAAAGACGGGCTACCATTTCCATGGATACTTTATCGCGCGCTTTGACGCCGCTCAGGAGTTGTGCGGCGAACTCCTGTAGGATCTCTGGCCCCTGGTCGATCATCTGCTTTTCAGCAAACTTGACCAGGGCTTCTTTGGAGCGTACTCGCCGAGCCTTACGTTTTGGAGGTGAAGCGCTCTCGGATTGCTGAGCGGCGGCTTCAATGGCGGCTTCCATGGTTTCCAGTATCTCACGTCTTGATCAAGATGTAGCCGCAATCAGCTTTTGCAAGCCCTGCGCGCAGGTGGCAAGAGCGTGGTTGACATGGGCATCGGTAGACATAGGCGGCTGAAGGAGTATGACCGTATTGCCCGTCTTGAAGCCTTCAGCTTCCGGGGGGAGCCGTGGCACGATGTCGGCATGATTTTCGATCAGCCAAGCGGTCGAAACCGTCTGGTTGAAGCAAGCCACGGCATCGACACACCATGGTCGAGGGCTCTCGAATGTCCAGAGAACCGGATCGCAAAGGATCTTTGGCCCATCGGTCATAGCGAGTTTGAACCGCATTGCCAGTTCCCGAGCTAATAATTGGGCCAGTGCGCCACCTAAGGAATGCCCGATCACCCACAATTCATCGTAATCGAGGCCAGCGAGCCCTGCAAATAGGCTTGTTCGAATCCGGCTGTAGGCATCTTGGAAACCTTTGTGGACATGCCCAAGGACTCCGTAAAGCCCGCCGACAGGTAGATTGTCGAAGTCCCATAGCCACTGCTCAAGATTGCGAGTGCCTGGAATACCGATGGCGACGATGATATCGCCCGTGGCCGGATCTATCTTGCGAAAGACAAAGCCAAAATCATCAGGCTCAATTGCGGCGACGATCTCCCAGCCGGTCGGGAGAAGGCTTTTGTCGTATGCGGCCTTCGCCAGAGGCAAAGTCGTCGATAGGCAGAGTGAAGGATCAAAACTCATATATTATCCAAGTTGCGCGATCGCTCCCGGCAGCGGGTGTTCGGTGTGGACGAAGATTGTCTGGCTCACCACGTTATCGCTCATCACGGCCAAAACGTACACGCTACAGTAGCTGGTGGGTGCCCGCCGGCGTTAATCAACGAGCATGTCGCTATATTCGTCGGGTTGGTGTACTTCGTGAACGTCCCTCCGCCGCTTACGTAGGCAGTCCAAACGGCATCCAGCTTGGTAGTTATTGCATTCAGGATTGTGCTAGATACACCATAATACGCGAGCACCGACAGGAAGTAGGCTTGCCCGTCGGCAAGGCAACTTCCTGAGAGAAAACCAACACTAGCATTGACCGCCGTGTAATCTGTCGTATGGCAACTGCCGATGTTGACCGCCGCCTGCCAGTCAGCAGTGCTCCCGGTGGCAAACATCGTGGCCCATAGTTGCCCGATCTGCCCAAAAACCTCCCCTTCCTCCGCTGCCGGGGTAAACAAATCGTTGTACAATCCAGCCGTCATGGCTGGATTGGTTCCGTTTAATAGGTTCAGCGTCATCTGCGGAACTGTAGGCCAGCCCCACATGCTCTGGGCGTTGATAACGCTGATCTGATTCACCATGTAAAAATGGGGCCGGACCAGACCGACGCCGTAATCGCTTGTAGTGAAAAAGTTCCAGTAGTAATTGTAATCGAACTCGAAATCCCCATGTCCAGTCCCGTTTCCAGGGCCGATCTGGACAGGGGCGTCATACCAAATCTCGGTGTCCAAGCTGAAAGTTCTCATCGTTCTCGCAGACAAATTCTCGTAAAATTGCTGACCGCCGATAAGCTTATGTGGTCCACGGTCAAACGGAAAACGAGTCAGCCAGCCTCTAGTCCAGGGCGTTACAGCGCGGGCGTTGGGCGCTCCGCT